TCGCTCGCTTTGACAATCCGAAATGAAGGGGTCCGCGTGAATCCTCTTGACAGGGTCGTTTCCTTTTTTTCTCCGGTCCGGGGCGCTCGCCGGGTCGCGGCGCGAAATTATTTGAAATTCGCGTCGTCTTATTATTCGGGATCTTCCGGGAACCGCTTAACGGCGAACTGGTCAACCGGAATTGAATCCGCCGACATGACCCTCGACGGGGAACTCGAAACCCTTCGAAACAAATCCCGCGACTTGAACCGGAACAACTCGATCGCATCCGGGGCGACCGGAACCGTCGTCAACAATGTCATCGCGAACGGTCTTCGCCCTCAAAGCGTAATCAACCGGAAGGCGGTCGGGTTCTCGGAAGAACAAGCGGCGATCTTTCAGGCGGCGACCGAACGGGCATGGAAGCGATGGACCCCGAAGGCGTCGGCCGACCTTCGAATGAACTTCGAAGAAATCCAATCGCTCGCGATGCGTCAAGTTCTGGAAAGCGGCGAGTTCATTTCCGTCCGTCGCTTGATCAAGGACCCGAAGCGCCGTCCGTATTTGCTCGCCCTCGACACGATCGAACCGGACCGCCTCGCCGACCCTATGGACAAGGCGCGGGATGCGAACATCCGTTTCGGCATTGAGAAGGACGGGTTCAACGCCGCGACCGCTTATCATTTCCTTGTAAATCATCCCGGCGATTCTATGCGGATAATCGGCCGGGGATATGGGGATTCGAAGAGGATCCCCGCTTATGACAACTTCGGTCGGCCGAACGTCTTTCATTTCTTCCCGGTCCTTCGCCCGGGACAAACCCGGGGGGTCCCGTTCTTCGCCCCGGTTCTTGACACGTTCAAGACGCTCGCCGATTACATGGAAGCGGAACTTGTCGCCGCCCGGGTCGCCGCGTGTTTCGCGGCGTTCGTCAAAACAGATAATCCGTATATGTCCGCATACGGTCGAAGCGATGAAACGAACAGCGATTCGCAACGCCTCGAAGGGATGGAACCCGGCGGGATTGATTATCTCGGGCCGGGTCAGGACATTGTATTCGCGGACCCGAAGCGACCCGGTCAAACATTCGACGCTTTCGTCGAACGCCTTGTTCGCTCGATCGGGGCGGCGCTCGGGTTGCCGTATGAATTGATCTTCAAGGATTTTTCAAAGACGAATTATTCCTCGGCGCGGGCGGCGCTTCTTCAAGCGTACCGGGTTTTTTCGAATTGGCAAAAAATGATCGTCGATCATTTATGTCAACCGGCATGGGAACTTCTTTTGGAAGAAGCGGCGATTCGCGAAGAACTTCCGGTCACGATCGGACAATTTCGGGCGAATCAATGGGACCTTACCCGGGCGCTCTGGATTCCGCCCGGTTGGGCATGGGTTGACCCGAAGAAAGAGGCGGAAGCGAACGAGATCGCGATCCGAACGAAGGTCAAGTCCCGGGCGATGTCTTGCGCGGAACAGGGGAACGATTGGGAAACCGTGACGGAACAAATCGCGAGGGAAGAAGCGTTCGACAAAAAACTCGGATTGACGTCGTCCGCCCCGGCGGTCCCGGCGGTTCCGACGGAGGGTTCAAACGATGACGACGAAGGCGACGGGAATGAATGACGGATCAAACGAAAACGAGATTCCCTTCATGACGACGACCGGAAACCGGATCGAGATTTTGCCGGAACATCCGGCCGCGAATCCCGGGGAAGGCGAAACGATCTTGTGGGCGATTGACCCCGGTTCCCTTTCCCGCGTGATCAACGATTCGGCGATCGCGGCGGCGGACGGCGACGTCAACCGGGCCGCTTATCATGACGTAACCGAAGACGGGATCGCGATATTCCGCATGATCGGACCGATCGGCCGACGGATGTCCGGGTTTGCTCGTTGGATGTTCGACGGGGTCGATTCGGACGCGGTCGGGGCCGAACTTCTCGAAGCGGCCGCGAACCCCGCGATCAAGTCAATTATCCTTCACATTGATTCGCCCGGGGGAACCGTCGCGGGGACGAAAGAACTCGCCGACATTGTCGCCGGGATCGAGAAACCCGTCGTCGCCTTTTCCGATGGTCAAATGTTATCGGCGGCGTATTGGATCGGGTCGGCGGCGGATCGGATCGTCGGGACCCCGACCGCGATGTTCGGATCGATCGGGGTTATTGCGACGCACGTTGACCGCTCCCGGATGCTCGAACGAATCGGGTTGAAGGTTACGCATATTTTCAACGGGGCATTCAAGGCGATCGGGTCGGACGTTGAACCGTTGTCGGAAGCGGGCCGCGAGTATATTCAAAACCGGGTAAACGAGATTTATTCCGTGTTCGTCGCGGACGTCGCCCCGGCGCGGGGCATGACCCCGGATTCCATTCGGGGACTCGAATCCGCGACTTTTATCGGCGAGAAAGCGAAAGGGCAAGGATTGATCGACGAAGTTTCTTCCCTTGTCAAAACGTACACAAAAACAAAACGGGAGATCGGAATCATGGACGTCAAAGAACTGAAAACGGACTTCTCGGCAGTTTACGAAGAGGTTATCGAAATCGGGCGGGGATCGATCACAAAGGCGGACGCCGAAAAGATGTTCCCCGAAATCGCGGGGGATGCCCGGGCCGAAGGCGAAAAGGCCGGGGCCGAAGCGGAGCGGACCAGGATCGCCGAGATCCGCGAGGCCGCTTTCAACGGTCAAGGCGCTCTCGTTGAAACCTTGATCAAGGACGGCGTTTCCGCCGACGATGCGCGGAAAGCAATCCTCGCGGATCAGAAGTCGAAGGCGAAACAGGGACTCGAAGACCTCGCGAACGGGGATGTCGGGGACCTCGGGGAAAACCTCGGAGGCGATTCCGCGAGCGGCGGCGACTCCGTCACGGCGAAGGACAAGGTCGAGGCCGGAAACAAATTGACGGAGATCGCGAACTCTCACGTCAGAGCGCGGGGAATCCCATTCGGTCAGGCGTTCGTGACCGCTTGCGCGGAACATCCGTCGCTTGCGGCGATGTATGAAGGGAAGTAAAGGCGACCGGGGTTGATCCTCGGGGGAACTTGATTCAACTCGAACAATTCGGAGGAATACAAAATGTCGAATGCAGTCGGAGGCGTACAGGCAAAACCGGCCGGAACGATTACTCGCGAGGCCGCGAGGGATCTTTCTTCTTACCAGTATCACGCGATGAAACTCGACTCGAACGGGGCGATCGACTATGTCGATACGTCTTCCGCCGGTCACGCCGCCGGGGTTCTCCAGAACGCCCCCGCCGCCGCCGGACGCGAGGCCGAAATCGCGACGGAAGGAACGTCCCTTCTTTACGTTGACGGGTCGGGTTCCTCGAACGCGATCGCGATCGGGGACCTTCTCGGGTCAAACTCGGCATATCGCGGGGTTAAGGTTTCTTCCGATCAGGCGCGTTATTTCTGTCAGGCGATGGAAGCGTCGAGCGCCGCCGGGGATTTGATCGAAGTCAAACTTCTCGGACCGAATACCATTTCCGCCGCATAACCGGCCGGAACGGATCAAGCGAAACATAACCTTTTGAAAGATACAGGGGGAACGAAAGATGCCTCTTCATGCAGAAGTACACGTCGATCGACCGCTTTCGAATATGGCGGTCGAATATCGTAACGGCGCATTGATCGCGGACGGGATCGCCCCGATCGTGCGGGTTGCGAACAAGTCGGACCTTTATTCGATCTTCGAGAAGAAGGACCGTTTCACGCTCCCGGAAACGATTCGCGGTCCGAAGGACTACGCGAACGAGGTTGACTGGTCAATGTCGAACTCGACGTATGTTTGCATCGACCGGGCGCTTCGCGATTTTCTCGCCGACGCCCTTGTCGCAAACTGCGATCCCGGGATCAATCCCCGGCAAAGGACGACGAACTTTTTGACGGATCTTCTTCTTCTCGACCGCGAGGTCACGGTCGCCGCTCTCGTAACGACATATGCGAATTACGGGGCGTCGTACCGGGTTCAGCTTTCCGGGGGCGACCGATGGGATGTTCCCGCAACAAGCGATCCCCTCGCGAACATCGAAACGGCGCGGGCCGCGTGTTTCGTCGAACCGAATGTTTGCGTCATGGGCGCGGATGTTTGGGCGAAACTGAAACAGCATCCGCAGATCCTCGACCGCATTTCCGGCGGCGCGTCGAACTCTTCCCCGGCGATGGTTACGCCTCAACTGGTCGCGGAACTCTTCGAGGTTGAAAGACTCCTGATCGGGAAGGCAAAGATCAACACGGCGAACAAGGCGCAGACCGCGAGTTTTTCCCGGGTTTGGGGGAAAGACGTTGTTCTCGCATACGTCGCCGAAACTCCGTCGCTCGAAGATATGTCGGCGTGGAAGTCCTTCAGTTGGAATCAGATGTCAACGGCGGTCG